GCCCAAGAAGGTAAAACTAAATGGCGATAACTCTTGATGCAACTGTTGGTGGTGCTAACGCAAACACCTATATAACACTTAATGATGCAAACTCATTTATCGAAGGATTAGTCCTAAGTGATGACGCTGCTGCATGGGATGGTTCAAGCAACGACAATAAAAACCGTGCGTTGTTCACGGCTGCACAAAGGATTGATCGTGAAAAGTTTTTGGGGGCTAGGGTAGACGATACCCAGGCACTTGAATGGCCTAGATCAGGAGTAAGAAAACCTGATACTTACACAAACCTTTATGGCTTATCTTTTCCAAATAGATTAGTTGCTGATTATTACACTGATACTGAAATCCCAGATCGTGTAAAAAATGCACAGGTAATTTTGGCGGTATATCTTAACAACAATAGGAACGGGCTAGAGTTGAGTGGTCTGGAAGATTTTGAAACAGTAAGTATCGGTAATATAAATGCAACCCCTAGATTTTATGGGGCTGTAGGTATTGATCGGATTCCACCGATAGTTGATCATTACCTGATGGGTATTAGAATAGGTGGAAGAGCAAACTTACAAATTAAGAGGTCATGAAAATGGGCTATGGTTACGAATACCCAGCAGCAATCATCATTACAGATACAAACGCCCATACTGGCAGATTTGGTAAGGTGCATTGTCTGACAGATGCGGAAGCAACTTTTGTTGCTGAGAACATTACAGAAAATGGATCTGCAACCATAAATGGCATAACTATGAAGGCATCATCTGAAGTTTGTGGGGTCATTACAAGCATCACTCTTGCAAGTGGTCAGGTCATAGCTTATTCATTATGAGTCTTGCCAACGCACTAAAAAAGGCAGCATCAAAAACTCTGAGCAAACTTGGAGGTGATGTGACTATCAGACAGGTGACGGCTGGCAGTTATAACACGACCACTGGAGCTATTACTGAATCCACATCTGATACTACTGTTAAGGGTGCGTTGACAAATGTAAACAGATCTGAGGTAAATGATCTGATTGAATCCCAAGATAAAAGGTTAACGATATCAGCAGGGGATTTATCTTTTGTACCGACCACAAAAGACAGGGTTGTTATAAGCAGTGTTGAATTTAAAATTATCCAGGTAATTACAAACGAGCAGAATAATACAGCAATAAGTTTTGATCTTATTTTGAGGTAATTATGGCTAGAGAAATAAATTTAACTGATATCGGAGATCATTTCGGTGATAAGGTTCAAAAGACTGTAAGAAAAGCGACACTAAAAGCAACAAAAGATATAAAAGAATTTACACCTGTTTTTTCTTTAGATAACTATCCTGATCTAGATTCTATACCCAACTTTTTTACATTACCAAATGGTCAAGTAGTTCCGTTTAAAAAAGCTTTGTTAGACCGTGGAACTGGCGGTCAGCTTCGTGAGTCTTGGCAAACAAAAATCGGTAAATTTCAAGGAGAAGTTTTTACAAATGTGGAATATGCAGAACCTGTTGCCTATGGAACAAACTTACCTCCAAGCTGGGGTGGTCAATATAGAACTCGCCAAAATACAATTAAGGGATATCCAGAACTTGTTGCAAAACAATTAGAACAATTTATTAGAGATGAGTTTAGGAGGGCATAATGGCAGCAATTGATTTAAACACCGTCAGATCCACAATCGAGGCGAGACTTGCAACAGAATTAGCATCAAGCCCAGTTATTCCTGTTGTATTCAATAACATGGCGTTTGACTCCACAACAGAAGATACTTTTGTTCAATGCCAAACAAGTTTTGGCTCTGGTAGTTATTTAACAATGGGTGGATCTGCCAACTCTACAAACAGTGTTGTTGGTTTACTCTTAATAAATATATTTACAGAAGAAGGAATCGGTCCAGGGTCAAACCTCACGATTGGCAAACGGCTTCGTGACCTCTACAATAATATTACAGTTTCAAATGTTATTTTTGATTCACCTATCGGCCCTGAAGTTTTAACATCAAGTCCAGAAGGCAAGTTTCAAACTCAATTAAGAATAACTTTTGAAATATTTGAGGATCTTTAATTATGCCAAAACTTGAAATCACAGAAGAAATGCTTGACGCTATTGAAGCTGTCAAAGGTGTAAGAGATTCTAGAATGTGGGATCCTAATTGTAAAAGATATATGGAGAATCAAGAAAATTCAAAAAAAGATGTAAAAAAGACTGAAAAGAGTTAATATATTTATAAATCTTT